GACTGTTATAGTCCTCTAAATGATGAAGCTTTTTTGTTAACTGGTCTGACAAGTATTCAGTTTGTCTAAAAATCGATTTATGAAGATGAGTAATTGGTTTTAGCAATTCGATTTCATCATAACTTAATATTTTTTCAGTCTCCTCTTGAGTTACTTCTGCTAACTTTTCCACACCAGAAATATCAACATTAACATGCGGCTGTTCCATTATCGTTCCCCCTTATCTTACTTTCCAGCGCCCTGAGTTCTATCTCATGGCTGACTTGTTTCAATAGCTTCTCACATGCTATTTTAGCTTCTCTGTACGTTGTGTTCTCGCTGATGAAGTAATCAGCTAGTTCAATGATTTTATCTTCCAATATTGCCTCCAAAAATCAGCCCCAAGACCGATGTGTTAATCAACTTAATTTTGCATAATGAATATATCTTTACGAAGGGAGGACGCTTTATTTGTCCGAGTTTTTGTATAGAAATGTGATCAACCTTTGAAAAACGTTCTCACTAATGAACATCAGTCTTTCCAACTGACAAGTAACTAGTGTGGAGAAAAGGGAATGAGTTATCGACCTGCCGTGCTTTTGTGATAGCAAATGTACGAGTAGGGTGGAAACTTTAACTCTTTCCCCAGAACTTCCCGAGAATTAGTATTCGCAGTGAATGATGCATGTGTAGGAAGTGGAACCTCCGAAGTGATTTCAGTCTTACCAACGTTGATCTATAAAAAATCCACACCTCCAGCGACTTGGTAACTTGCTGGAGTATTTTTATCCATTATTGCAGAACCAATCTATAGGCAATTCAACCAGTAATTTCACAAATAGCTCAGCACTGTTGTTTTCAGCCGTGCTTTTTAATTTGAATTTCCCTACCCCGCTACTTCATCTTCACTTAAGAACTTGTTGATAAAGTACTGCTGACCCTTGCCAGTGACTTTTGGTGTCTTGTTCACAGTGATATGTCCATCTGCGTGTTGCACGTTTGTTTCCTTGATTTCAAAGAGTTTCAAGTCCATGCTACGTTGGGTTGGCATGTTCCAATCTGAGCCTTTACGTTTAATCAGGTAGCCATTTTCACGCATCCAAGAAAAGAGGCGATTGGCACCGATTTTGTAGCCGTTTTGACTAATGAGTTTGGCAAGTTCGCCAACCAAGATAGATGTATGGCTCGCACTTACTGCGTCTGCAAAGAGGACTTTGGGTTTGTCCGCTTCAATCTGCGTCTCCAGTTTATGAATCTTCTTATCCGCCATGAGCAAGGCTCTTGCCATAATCTTCTCAGGACTGTTGAAGTCTTTTTCTACTTGGATGAAATACTGTCTGACTTCTTTTCCTTTGTCGGTTCGCTGAATCATGGCGATTTCTTTAGCCATGTCTAGCTTGATGATGTGGTCAGCCATATCTTGTAGACCTCCAGGGGTCGGACATTTTTGGGTCACCCTTGCGAAATCCTGATTTTCTTCAAAACCATACTCCGCCATTCTTCCAAACCATTTTCTATATTCTGTTTTAACTCCCAATGCCTCATGCAACTGACGACCAGATACAATCGGCTCGTGATTGTCATTCACAGTCACTTTAATAACTTCGTTCATGTCATTCCTCCTACTCCTCAAATCTTTCTTACTCAATCCCATAATCTTCAATAACTTGAAGAATGAAACTGTTTGCTCGCGGACCCTTCGTCGCCCCACTTAGAATATTTGTTACTTCCTGTCGTTTAAAGCCATAAGCAACCGCTAGAGTTGCTTTTTTAATGCCCTTCTCTTTTAAGAAAGCATTAACTCTTTCGCGACCGTTTGCGATATCTGGCATATAAATTTTTCCTTTCTATCTTAACTTGTCCAAGCTGACTTCCAGTGCATCAGCGATTTTGCACATATTCGTCCACGACATCTCTTTCATTCTTCCAGCCTTTAGGTTAGAAAAATTAGATGAATGGACATTTGATTCTTTGGCCAATCTGTACATCGACCAGCCTTTTATTTTTAATTGTTTTTCAATTTTATCCCACATCCAAAACACCATATGTTGTGCTTTTCAAGCACATTAAATCCTTTCTCATACAATATATTGACAATCAAATATATTTGGGTTATAATATATCTTGACTAAAACGATTTGATAAGACCTTTCCAACTCCTTATGAAAATCGCAAGTCAAATAATTAAGAAAGGAGGATTGCTTATGGCAAAAAATACCAAGCAGACCTCTGCTAAAGTCGCCACCAAAGCAAGCAAGGCTCTTCGCGACGGACGTTCTTCTGCTCGAACAAAGTCTATCGCTGGATCGGCGCTTTCACAGACTCGTAAAAAGTAATACGATATAGTCTGAGTTTAAAATATAGCTTTTTCCTTTTTCAGAAACTTTTATAAGATTCTGGTTTGGGAAAAGCTTTTTTATTTCTTCAGGAACTTCTTGAATATCGCACTCCCCGAAAGAAATTTCTGAGTCTATCGTTGTAATTCCACTGACTTTTATGTCCCTTCCCTCCTTTTTCAAAAAAATAAAAATGCCCTATCTAACTGATAGAGCATGTGATATAATAGTGACGGCACTAACGATATAGCCTCTGAAAGGAGGTGAGTCCCATTGGAATTACTTTTCACACTTATCCTTGCCCCGCTCTTGGTCAATTTAGCAACTAAATTGATCAGCGACTGGCTGGATAGCAAGCAGGACAAGGACAAACGTTAGTGTCCAGCCCACAAAAAAATCCCCTGGTATTTGCGGTACTAGGGGATTTGTGTTCCATTGGAACTACTTTTCACTTCTCCCCTATTATCTCACATGCTCTATTCAATTGTCAAGGAACAAGTAAATAAGAAACAACTAAAATTTTAACTATTTTTCTGCATTACGCTTGACAACTAACACCAAATCGGCTAAAATGAAAGCATAATAAAAACACTAATAAATCTATAAATACCGTTCGCTAAAACATTTTTTATAATTTATTTTCTTAGTTGTTTTTTTAGTTGTAACTTACTTACAAAAAACATTTTACACCTTTTGGGATAATTAGTCAACCTTTTTACACCAAATTTGTTAAATATTTTTTGTAATGTCTTAGAAAGGTTGATTTAACAATGTTTGAGACATTTGAAAAAATAAAAGAATTGGCAAAAAAGCGTGGAAAATCTCTTGGACAAGTCGAAGAAGACTTAGGTTATGGCAGAAATACACTGTATAAGATAAAAAACTCTACGCCAAATGCTGAACGTATAGCAGAAATTGCTAACTACTTCAACGTGTCCACAGACTATCTGCTCGGACGAACAGATAACCCTGCTATTGCTGGGAGTGATGAATTTGCTCAAGTAAACGGACAAATCATAGACTTACGTAAAGCAGCAGCCAACACCATGTTATTTGACGGGAAACCACTAAATGAAGATGATATCGACTTCATCACATCCGTCCTATCCGCCCACTTCAAAAGCAAAGGAGAACGCTAATGACTATCACTATCAACTTCACAGAAAAAAACTCCTACATCACGGACTACCTAAACAAACACGGTATCGACACAACGACCATGGATTTTGACGACTTCATGGCACTCATGGAAGATATCGAAGACGCACGAGCAGCTGACCAAGCCTATATGGAGTATTTAGCCGACCCAGTTACTTATACCATGGATGAGGTCTTGGATGAACTAGGACTAACTCGAGAGGATATTGCTTAATGTATCGGCTAGATATTGATAAAAAAGCTCTCAAGCAACTTAAAAAACTAGATACCCCAACCAGAAAACAAATCCTATCCTGGCTTGCTAAAAACATTGAAAACACGACCAATCCACGACAACATGGAAAAGCATTAAAAGCCAACCTTGCAGGTTACTGGCGATACAGAGTAGAGAATTACCGCATCATCTGTGATATCCAAGACGATAAACTAGTCGTCCTAGCCGTGGAAATCGCCCACCGCAGAGATGTTTATAAATAACGAAGGAGAACTATGACACTCGCTAAACTCTGCGAAGAATATCAAGTAGAACTTTGTCTCTTCGACGGTTCAAACTGGCACAGTAGCGGTTTCTACAATCCAGACACAAATGTACTCGCTATTGACCACAACTTGACTCCTGAACAACAAATCCAAGTCGCCCTACACGAACTTGGACACAAAGACCACACACGCTCAGAGTACCAGAACGCCCGTCTACGCTGTGAAAACGAAGCTGATAGGAATATGATCCATCATCTCGTAAAAGACGCACTAGAAAACTTAGACGACCCCACAGAGTTTGATTACCTCAAATTCATGTCTTACTACAATCTAAAAACCATGACAAATGAAATCATGGTTAAAGAAGAGTATTTAGCATTAGTAAATTAAAAAAGGAGGAAAATAATGAAAGAAATAATTTATTTAGATACCAAACTTGTCAACTCATTGTTGGCTCAACAAAACTCTGGTCTGATAACAAAATTAGTGAATGAAGATGGAGAAAGCGACGCTAGAACTGAAGGAAGTACAGAGCAAACAACCACATCCAGTGACGTTGGCCTCTCTGCTCTATTAAAAGCGGCAGGAAGCTACTCTAATACTAATGTTGATAGTTACAATTTTGTATTTTCTAAGTCAAATAAAAATCTAGTAGAAACCGCTCTTGATGATTATTCATTAGATTTGCTTATCACTGGTCTTGAGGCGAAAGAACTTATAAAACACAGCGATTACCAAGATGGTGACTTAATTTCTGTATCTGGAGAGTTAACTGTTTTTAACTTTGAGCAATTAGCAAATACAAGCGATTTAGAAGAAATAGAATTCTTACTCCCTGGATACGATGAATTTAGATCGCTGAAGTCAGAATATGGAAAAATAAAAGGAAAAGGAAAAGAAAAAGAAAAACATCTGCGTAGAGCTAAAGAAATTCAAGAAGCACTATCAACAAACGGTTGGAATATTTTTGAAATGATAAAACATATTTCGGTGTACTTGAAAAAATTATTACCTGAAACAAATCTAATCAAAATCAGCAATACATTCAGTATACTTCCTCTTGAATTTCTTAGAGTTCAAAGTGTCCAACTGAGTTTTATGCAACATGGAAAGAGAAAAATAAAAATGCTAGGCATCTGCTCATCAACTTTTGACGAACAAGTACCTAGCGACTTCTCACATATGGAAGATAGTAATTTGATGTTAAAATACGCTCCAACAACTATTTTAAATATTATACTTGGTTCTTTTGGGATGATAGACAAGGCTGACCACCTAGTAAGACCTATTGCTATTTATTTCGAGGACTAAATAGATGCCCATAGCGCTGATTAAAACACTCTCTTTTTAAAGCGAGTTCTTCCTCGCCTGTTTTAATATCCATGCGGACTCTATCAGCAAATTCATTGTGGCGCAATTCCATTTCTTTTTTAGATTGCTCCATCTTTTGACGCTGTTGATTGATGTGAGTAAAAAAAGAAAACATATTATCGCACCACCTTTCATCACTATTTTACAACGAACAATAATAAAAATCAACTGTTTCCATTTTGGAAATAGTTGCGTAAAACGGAAATAAAAAATGTGCAATAACTGATCCACATTAAAAGCTGAGAGAGGTTTCATTATGAATGAAGAACGCAAAGTTTTAGGTATTTTGGCTATTATTTTCGGAGCAATTGCTCTATTTGGGTCTTGGATGCCTATCATTAACAACCTATCATTTGTTATTGCTATTTTAGCGCTTATATTGGGCTTGATAGGCCTAGCTATCAACAGAAAAAGGCCAAAAATGTTGGCTATCATCGGTACAGTCTTAGCAGTTGTGTCAATGGTTATTGTTATTGCTACGCAATTGATGTATGCCCGTGCTTTGAACGACGCTGCTAAAAACGTTGAAGAAACTGTTAGCTCAGTAAGTTCTTCTATCGAATCATCACAAAAAGAAGAGGATGCTAAATTTAACTGGACAAAAGAACAGTTTGACGCTCTTCAGATGGGCGACATCATGAATTATGGAGCTGGCGGAACTAACTACGACGATATTGTTAGCGTTCATGGAGAGCCAAACAATATAAACACTACTACTGTCAATGACCATGAAAGCAGAACGGTTTCATATTCTTCAGCAGGAACAAAACTCCGAAGCGTTACTCTAACATTCAGCAAACAAGAAGATGGTGCTTACTTATTAACTGCCAAAGTTGGCATCGGCTTGGAATAAGTTTGAGTCTATGATATAATTAAGTTACTTAGAGGCATGCCCTCATAATTTTAGACTTTGCACCTTAGCGTGCCAGGGGAAGTAACTTAACCGTTGCTTCCCTTTTTAAAAACAAAAAAATCCCCACGCTCTCAAAGCTTTGGCGAGTCTGAGCGTGAGGATGTACTGTATAAGGAAACGACCATTAAAAAGGTAGTTTTCTTATACTCTATTCTATCAAGAAATGAGGTGAAAATCAATGTGGGTAGAACAACATAAAAGCGGAAAAGTAAATTTTTTTGAGAGATATAAAAATCCTTACACCGAAAAATGGTCTAGAGTTTCAGTTCTCATGGAAAAAGATACTCCTCGCATCAGAAAAGAAGCTCAGAAACAACTTGAAATAAAGATAGCAAATATTCTGAGTGAACTAGAAAGCTCAGAAATGCTTTTTACGGAACTTTTCGACCAGTGGTGGTCATTCTACAAACAAGAGATTAAACGTTCTTCTATCGCTTCATTAAGCGGAAATATCAAAGAGATAAAAGATGACTTCGGAATTGGTATCAAAGTTTCTAAAATTGATCCAAAATATGTTCAATCATATCTAGATAAACTCGATTGCTCAAGGAATAAAAAAGAGCGAAATAAGTCCATGCTAAATCTTGCTTTTGATTATGCAATAGACCTTGGCATTATTAAGGATAATCCAGCTAGGAAAGCTAAGCTTCCAAGAGTTCAAAAGACATTAGAAGATTGGAAAAAGGTAGGACAGAAATATCTTGAAGAAGATGAAATCAAACTACTGTTGAAAGAGTTGTATCGTAGGCCAAGCACCTATCGAATCGGACTACTCTCTGAATTCATGAGCCTGAATGGTTGTCGTATTGGGGAAGCCGTAGGAATTGAACCTCATAATGTTGATTATGAATCTAACACCCTGCAGCTTCATGGAACATACGACCACACGAATGGATATCAAAAAGGTGAAAAGACCTCACCAAAAACCCTGGCATCCTATCGCGAAACCGTCATGACCACCCGTGAAAAAGAGATATTAGAAGAGATGGAGTTCATGAATGAACTGGAGAAGAATACCAATCCTCGTTATAAAGACATGGGATTCATCTTCACCACAAAAAATGGAGTTCCTCTGCAAACAAACTCTTTTAATCTAGCTCTAAAGAAAGCTAATGAAAGACTTGAAACACCAATCCAGAAAAACCTTACTAGCCACATATTCCGTCACACGCTGGTAAGCCGACTTGCTGAAAACAATGTACCTCTTAAAGCTATTATGGATCGTGTGGGGCACTCCGATGCAAAAACAACCACTCAAATATATACTCACATCACAAAACAAATGAAATCAACGGTAGCAGATGTCATGGAAAAGTATTAGTCTATGCCCCAAAAATGCCCCAAAACAAACAAAAAAGCCTGTCACACAAGCTCAAATGCTTGATATGACAGGCTTTTTAAAGA